CCCGTGAGGGGGGTGGGGTGCTGTGCACACATCATGTACCTAGGTCGGCTACCAGCCGATGTTGGTACTTATTCGGGACTATGTCCCGAGGACCAGAGGAGCTCTGGAGGTTTGCCAGACGATTCAATTGTTATAGGTGGACCGGGTACTACCCGGAAAACCCGTCCCGTTGACTTCAGTGTCCCTTCGGGTACACTGACCAATTCGGTGACTTTTGACGGGGGCTATCCGCTCCCGTACATCACGACTGTCGAAGGACAGCTTGATGTAACCGGCTGGCAGGGAGTCCAAACTACGGACTCCGAAAATCATCCCGAATGGAACGCCCGCTTCAAAACGGGCGTTCTAACAGGGGATGTTGGCGGAGATTTCTTTATGAGGAAGTCTTACTGTCGGGCTATGCCCAGCATTGAGACTCTAGATGGGGTTAAGGATTACTTTCCCAATATGCACGTTGGTGCCCATTATGTGGGCCCAGTGCTTCCGGTTCTACCGGTTCGGGCAGGTTTCCCAAGTCCCATCAGCAGCGACTTACAGAAGCTGCACTCATTAGGCACCACGGCTATTGCCAGGTGTTCTCCTACCAACTCAATCGCAGACGTAGCAACCGGACTAGCTGAGCTTCTCAGAGAGGGCTTGCCCTCGATGATTGGTTCTGCTGCCCACCGCATGTCGCAGTGGGCCGATGGTACCAAGGCAGCACGAAAAGTCGCTGCTGAAGAGTACCTTAACGTAGAGTTCGGTTACAAGCCGTTGGCCAACGACATGGCAAAGTTCTTGCTTGCCGTGAGTCGCGCTGATCTGCTGTTAAAGCAGTATGAGCGTGATTCTGGCCGACTGGTGCGTAGGCGATACGAATTTCCTCCAGAAATCTCCACCGTAGAAACGATCATTGCGGATGCAGATGGGCCCTATCTAGTGCCCAGTGCTGACCCGCTGTATCGTGTGGGTGGAGGTACTCATGGTGCTGCGTTTCGTACTCGTACAACGAGTAAACGTCAGTGGTTTTCCGGCGCATTCACGTACTATCTGCCATCCGGTTATGATAACCGGAGCAGGTTGCAACGGGATGCCCTCATCGCCAGGAAAGTTCTTGGCTTTGAACTGACGCCAGAAGTACTCTGGAACGCTGCTCCGTGGAGCTGGGCCGCTGACTGGTTTACCAATGCAGGAGATGTCTTTTCGAATCTTTCTGACTGGGCCAGTGACGGTCTGGTGATGCATCATGGCTACATCATGGAGCATTCATTTGTCCGTGATGACTATGACTGGTACGGCGACACTGGTTATGTGTCGGACGTCCAACCTGCGAGCATCAGTCTCATTACTGAGACTAAGATGCGTCGCAAGGCATCGCCCTTCGGGTTCGGCCTAACCTGGGACGGCTTCTCGCCGCGACAGTGGGCCATCGTCAATGCCTTGGGAATATCCCGAGGTAAATAACGGAAGTGCTGTACTAGCACTTAAACGCCAATGGGAGCTTATCAGCTTCTAGGAGTGTTGCTTATGTCCATGCCCGACCCGCAAACCGTTACCATTTCGGCGGTCACGACCCCCTTGCCACGCGTAAGCGTGACTAAGGACGGAAGCGTCTACCAATCTGGCGACGGGACTATCCGTCTCACGTTCTCTCACCAGTACGGTAAGGGACGCGCAAGGCGGATGGTACGGATCGACACGTCCAAGATCTCGGACGACATGTTTCGGGACGACGTGAACGTGGCGTTGAAGACGTCATGCCACGTCGTGTTCGATGTCCCCGATACGGGGTACACGCCGGCCGAGATTCTCGCCCTGTGGACCGGGTTTAAGACCCAGCTCACGGCAAGCTCGGACGCCATCATTACCAAACTACTGGGAGGTGAATCGTAATACAACCGACCATCTCTCAGCTCTCGAGGAATGGTTCCGACCACCGCGTCTACGCATCCGTGCGTATTCGCGGGCGGTATCGGGGCCATCTCACGGGAACGGGTGAGTTCCACGATCTGGTACGAGATATCCGCATTCGCGGACGTCTACGACCTTTTCTGAAGGACTCCCCGAGTCTGGTAGTGGTGGACAAGTATAGCAGTAGAATTCCCCAGTAATGGAGGGTTCTACGAACAACGGTCGTCACCATCGTCGGTCGGAGAGATCCGACAGGACAAACGGCGGTCGTCGTCAAGGTGATTCTACCCCTCGGACCGAATTCACGAAGAAGTGGATCGTGTTCGTCGTTGGTGCAATCAACCTTTGCTATTTTGTTCTTGAGGCTCTCGCAGGTGGGTGTAACAACCTGCCCCTGTAGCCTTAGGCTATGGTGCATAGGCTAGGGATCTGTTAACCTCTAGTTAGGAGGGACAGTGAAAAGCCTGATGACACTCTGGTCCTGTGTGGCTAATGAATACGCCACACGATGCTGCACAAGCGCCAGCCGAGACATTAATACCGTCTCGGCTCGGTTCGAACACGAGGGGCTTGGCTTTCTAGCCATTACCCTGGCGGACTTTGGAAAAGCCGTGCAACTTTGGCTTGACCAAGGTTTCGTCGTCCCTTCGGACGCTCCTAGCTTCGCAAGAAGCCGCGGGCGTCTTATTGGTCTCCCGAAATTTCTTTCAGGTTTCCTTGGACGTGTGTTCGATCCTTGTAGTGGTGTGCTTCTCGACGATCCCGACATCGAAGCAATTCAAGCTTTGCGTCAGCTAACGCTGATGTTTAGCAAGATCGCTCTTCCGTCCGACGACCTTTCGGTCAACGGAAACCAGGTTGTAAGTCCTGGGCGGCAGAAGCGGGCGATGCTTGAGTTCGTCGAGTGTGAAGCGGAAGTAAAGGTATCTGACTCTAAGCGGACAGCCGTTCAATTGGCTAATTTCGCTAGAGTATCAGATATGCTTTTCGCAGAGGTTTTCTCGCGAGTGGACGAATTAGTCTACAAGCAGGAACTCCTGCCTAAGCATGGTCCGGGCGCTACCGCTGACCGGCTTTCCAGTAATGGGAAGTTTGATCAGCGGACCTGGACCACCCGGCTTGAGAGTATATTTCCTTTTCTGGAGTATGCCCTCCCTTCTCACAGTTATCACTGTGTTTTGGAGTCAGTCGACTTTCGCGAACCCGATGCCGAGATACCCGTACGGGTTATCACGGTACCTAAAACGCTGAAAGCGCCTAGAGTAATTGCGATAGAACCAGCTGCTATGCAATATGCGCAGCAGGCTGTTCTTCGTGAACTTCTCTCGTTCCTTTCTCAGGATGACATCCTGAATCGGATGATAGGATTTGAGGACCAGAATCCCAATCGGGACATGGCCTTCAAAGGGTCACTTAGCGGTGATCTTGCCACGCTTGATCTAAGCGAGGCTTCCGACCGCGTTTCCAATCAGCTCATACAGACGATGCTCCGAAACCATCCCTCTTTGTTAGAGGTGGTCCAGGCTAGTCGTTCCTGCAGGGCTGAGGTGCTTGGCCATGGGGTTATTCCCCTCGCCAAGTTCGCGTCTATGGGTTCAGCTCTCTGCTTTCCTTTTGAGGCAATGGTCTTTCTGACATTGATCCTCTTGGGAATTGAAGAGCAGCTAAGCACATCCCTTTCCCGACGTACGATCTCTTTGTACGTTGGACAGGTGCGCGCATACGGGGATGACTTGATTGTCCCCGTAAAGCATGTGCATACCGTTGTGCAGGCACTCGAATCCTTCGGGATGAAGGTCAACCTGGACAAGTCATTCTGGACTGGAAAGTTCAGGGAGTCTTGTGGTCGAGAGTACTATGCGGGCCAAGACGTATCTATTGTCAAGGTTCGCAGACTGCTTCCGACACAACGGCAGGACGCTAGTGGTGTTATATCGATGGTCTCGCTCAGGAACCAGCTTTACATGGCTGGTCTCTGGCAGAGCTGTCGTTGGCTGGACTCGTACGTACGGAAGGTTATACACTACTTTCCCGATGTCGAGCCTAGCTCGCCACTGCTTGGCAGATGGTGCTTCCTTGGCTACCAAGCCGAGGATGTTCATCCAACTCTTCACAGCCCTTTAGTCAAGGGTTATTACGTGAAGTCCGACCTCCCTTCTGATAGTTTAGATGGGCCCGGAGCCTTGCTTAAGTACTTCATTAAGTCCGAAGCACTCAAACGTGCCGAAGAGTTCCCGCCCCCGGAAAGGGCGCGGAATGACTTCTTCAGCTTGTCGCCACTTGCTGATGAGAAGCACTTAGAACGTTCTGGACGTCCCAAGCACGTCAGCATCAAGCTTGGCAGGAGGTCTCCGTTTTAACGGAGGCTTCGGCCCTCGGGCCGAGTGGGAGAGCCAAACTCTCTTCATCCTGGTAACTCGTAGAGCACCAAGAGGTGGAGAGAGGCTTTCTTCACTGTTCCGGGAAACTTACTCACCCC